TGTAAATGTCTTAAGAGACAAGCCACACGAAAGGAGGTGCAAACGTGGCAAAGTATAAACGTAGCAAACCGATGAAACGTCGCGATAGAAAAAAGCGCGAAAAAAAAGAGCGCATGATTTCGCGCCTATCCAAAACGTTCGAAATTATATACACGCTCTTAATCGGTGAAGCCCTCAAGCTTCTTGCTAAATATCTAAGTGACTTATTTTAGTCACTTAGGTACTTATATTATACCACGTTTTAAAATATGGAACTACTAAAAATAGCGTTATTACTATCGTTAGCATTCAATGCATATCTTTTAAAAAAAATGATTGAAAAGTAAGGAGGTTAAAGATATGTTATCTATTTGTGAAACTTCAACTAAACACGTGGCTTATATGGCTACACAATACGACGATTTTGCGCATTCTACAGACGGCGCAATCATGGAAGCGCTTGGCGATGAAATTCTTGAAAATATGTATGATGATGAGCTTCTTCCATTATGGTTTGAATTTAGAAGTGAACGATATAATGAATATTATTATGAATTAGATAATGATAATCTTGATTCATGTTTATCAAGCTATGAGCCTAATGAAATTGTAAGAATGACATTGGCTGGTGACTTCCATTATTGTGACGATTATTTCATTATTAATGATTATGAGAATTTAGAAAGTTTTTCGGATTATAGACTATTAGAAGAAGCTAGAAAAGATGATGAGTTCAAAACTTGGCTTACTGATGAGAAAAGTGACTGGGATATGGACTGGTTAGAAGAAACTAGAAAACAATATTTAGCTTACTTAAAAGAAGGGTACTAACATGTTAACACGCAAAGATCTTGACAAGATGAGCGCCGTCCAGGTGCTCATACTTGCATTATTAAAATTCTACTTCTATATGTGTTTTGACATGTTGTTGATAGGCTTATTTTTAGGCCTATCAAACATAATACTACCACTTATTTATTAATTGCAGGAGGTTAAACAATGGAACTTTTAGAAATTAAATTATTGCATAAATACGCAAGAATAAGATCATATATGAATGATCTTATTTCAGGTAATTACATTATTTATGATTTTCTTTATGAATGTTTAGTTGATCATATTGAATCTTTTATTTTTGATCTTGCTTATATAGAAAATGAGAAAGTCATAAATATTTATTATGATCAACTTTTAAACGATTCTAAACAAGTGAGCAACGAACTTTATACGCTTGTTATAAATATTTTTGAAGATAATGAATGGAGGTTTTAAAAATGAATAATAATGAATATATTGAATTTACAGAAAAAAAACTAGATCGACTAAATGGATCTAGCTGCAAGCCTTATACAATAACCAAACATTTAAACGGTTTATATGATCTTAATTATGGTTTAGATACTATTGTTTGGATGCTTGAACCGCGCGAACTTTGGCTACTTGTAAATACTTTATATACTTTGGATATTTTAGGAGGGCTTAAAAACGACAATATGGAAGCGTGAGCGAACTCACTTTAATTACTACATCACAAATGAAAGAAAACAACCCCACATTTATGTTGAAGCGTTAGGAACTCCCAACGCTTCAACTGAAAAAATTTTAAAAGATCATGGTTTTAAATTTGATCATAATAAATGTATGTATGCAGCTGCTCAAACAAATGACTTAAGGCTTTTTGTCGCTCATGATCTTGACAAGCTTTTCAATTATGATATTCAAATATACTTCAATGCAGAAGCGAAAAAAGAACTTTTCGCGCCTGATATCCAAGAAATAAAAGATATCTGTTATTTCTTCAAAATTTATAAATGTTATATAGATATATTAAATAAGGATCTTTTTCAGATCTGTAAACCAGGTTCAAAAAGCTTGCTGGCAACTTATAATACTAATTCAAAAACTATAGATGTATTTAATAGAAACAAATTGCAAGAAAGTTATGTTTACCATGATGGTAAAATCGAAAAAATGAGCATTGAAAAAGCTGCACCAAAAAAGAAGAAGAAAGCAGCACTTACAGAACAACAAAAGATCAACAAAATGCTGGAAGAGTTTCCGTTTTAAAAAGGACTTGCAAAAGTCCTTTTTTTATATCCAATTGAATCAACTGCAAAAAGTTTTTCTTGTTTCTTTTGTTTGAATATAAAAAAGGCTTGTTACTAGTGCTATATCACAAATAACAAACCTAATTAATTAACCATCTATATTATAAACCGTGTTTTTCACTTTTTCAATTTAAGAAGTTCCTCATTTGTCTAGGGTCTAGAATACTAAACACTTTCATTAAGTTTAATCTTGAATTAATATAAAAATATTTTGAATCCTTTTTGAGATCATTTCCAATTTCTTTATTCAATAACTTTACAACCAAACTATCAAACTTTTCTTTATTGGCTTCGAAATACCATGATTCTTTATAACCATCTGTTTCTAAAGAAATAATTTCTGCATCATCCGAACATACAACAAATATTGTTATATCTTTATATCTTATATAAATATCAGTAAATAAAAACATATCTTCAAGCATTCAAACACCCCAAAATCTTACTTATCCAAGATCAAAAAAACTTTTTCAAGTTGTTCTTGAGACGTTGGAAAAAACTTTTGAGATTCTTTTTCATGCTTGCATAGAATCGAACCGTCAAAAAACTTTTCCAGCAACTGAGAAAACTTTTCTTTCTTCACATAATAAACATAATTCACAGGCACATCTTCATCATCATGCGCATTGTATTCAAAAACTTTTTCGACCATCTTAGAACACATAACACCAATTTGTACATTATCATATCTCACAAAAACTTCTTTGTAAGGAAACTTATTTTCATCCATTTCATCACTCCTAAAAAAACTTTCTACATATCAACTAATATTCTCATAAACTTTTTATAATCTTCATCTGATCTTAGATAAATCTTATTGCAACCATTCATTACGTCTTCATAGTTTAAGCAATCAATTTCATTGTCTAAAAACTTTCTATATAAACTTTTGAATTGCGGTTCACAAATATAATGCTTAATAACGAGTATACCATTCTTATCATAATTACACCTATAAAACTTTTCATCTGCTATATAAACACATACAATATGATTTTTATATTGTACAAATAAACTTTCTGTATTATGAATCAGAAAAAACTTTTTCACTTCTGTTAAAAACTTTGGTAATTTGTATTTCATTTTCTTTACTCCTTAAACTTTTCTAATAAACTTATTTCTGTATAATTATCGTGGAGGATAACAAAATGACAGAAAATGAAAAAAGTAATGATGGTGTTCAATCTAGAACTAAAGGCACAGTCAAGAAAGAAATACCATCAGAAGGCGGAAAATAACCTCCATAGTCACTATCGTTGTTCGATGGTGACTATTTTCATTTCATCATTAATAAAAACTTTTGCTCCTGGCAATGCACAAGCTTCCGAAAAACTTTTCTCAGATACACTTTTTCTTGGTACTATAGTAAATTCACCAGTTCTTTCTGAATGCATTTCAATATATCCACACGCAATAAAACTTCCTTCTCTAGTATAGAAATATCCAATTGTCATGTTATCACTTTCAAAAACATCTTCCTGAATAGTTCCAAAAGTCATTTCAGACAATCCTTTGCCTTTTCTAATCAAATTAACTAATGTTCTAAAAAGCTTAATAACATGAGCATGTACAGTAAACGAACTTATTAATGTTAATAAAAATGTAATCAAAACACTTTTATAAATATTCCATTTCAAATAATCACTAAAGAAGAAGCAAACAAGAATATTAAACAAGGATAAGATCATCAAATACAATCTTTCTTTATCTGCTCGGTCTTGTTCTTCAATCACATTTGTGCATGTTAAAACGTAATAATTTAAATATCCACATCCACCAGCTGCAACAAACGCTAGTAAAACATCTTTTATGAAATCTTCCACATTATCACTCCTATTTATCTGCAATCGTTTCTACATAACAATTATAATAAATATATCTTTTTCCATCATAATCAAATTTTACAGCTCCACTTGTCAATGATTTAATATCAATTCTACCTTCATAGCTTGCTAAAACTTTTCCATCTGCTGTATACACATTGATTATTCTATCCAATCCACCATTCGAATCAGATTTTACATCAGTACCCCAACGATCCACAGATGCACATCCAAATAATGAAATGCCAATCATTCCAACCATCAATAATTTATATATTTTATTCATTTTCTTCCCCTTTTCTATGTCCGATAACTATATATTATCAGACCAACCGCAAACCTTTTAAAAGCCTAGTAAATAGGCTACTTTGTAACACTTTTCTAAAATAAAAACTTTATGAATTTTTGAGTCATGCTGTAATGTGTTTATTTATTTGTATCTTCTACGTTAATCAAGCCATGTTCAATCGTTTCTTTAGCAGGAAAGAATGTTATTTTATATCCATACGGATTTTCTTTTACCGAATCGGTCTGAATACTTGTATATGTTACATCTTTTGATAAATGTGCATAAAACAATTTATATTTATCTTTTCCAGTTTTAATCGTTACATTCAAATCGCCATCACTATCTGTTTCAATAGATATTTTTCCTTCAACAGAAAACAACGGTTCATTTGTTCTAGTATTTAATGCCACAACCTTTCTCGATATTTTAAAGTTGTTTGCATCCACTCTTAAATTATGATTAGCTGTATCTGATTCTTGGCATCCTACCAAACCTAGACACATTGTCATTCCTAAAATTGCGCTTAATATTTTTTTCATTTGTTCAAATCTCCCATAACGAGCTTTTTAAGCTCTTTCTTCATTGCGTAATACATTTTCATTCTGCTACAAAACTTTTCTCCTGAAAGCTTCTCAAACGACTCTCCGTTGACATAATGACGTTTCATATATAAACGAATATCATCATCTGGAATAAGATCAATAATTGTTTCAATTTCTCTCATCTTTCCTAAGATAAGATTCTTATCATCTTCAAGCACTTTTTCTTTTGAAATAAACTTTACAAGAACATCATTTGTAATATCCTTGTTCTTTTTTGAATCCAACCTTTGTTCAAATGATGGAGATTTTGGATCTGAAAATTCTTTTTTTCGAACCTCCAAATCCTTTAAAATTCCATCCAACGATTTAAACTTTCTTTCATAGATTTTGAACATTTCAAGCTTTTTAATTAATGCATCCACTTGAACATCTACATATTCTTCATAATCCGTTTTACTCATTTTCTCTCCTATTTAATTTCTTCAATTTCCTCAATGCTGCATGATGGAAATTTCATATAGAATTTATACATTGCCATGCTTTTCGATTCCTCCTGGACTTCCATCACACAAATATTATTGTCTTTGATATATTTAATTCTGTATTTCTTTAACATCTTTATATTCTAACCTTTCCAATCGCTTAATTATTTTGTTTCATCAAAATCATCATACAAATATTCTTTATTCACCTTATTTTTTAAATCCATAATTTCCAGCCTTTGTGCTGCAATCATATTTTCTAAACTTGTAATCTGTGATACCATTGCACAACTACATACAATCAATCCGCATATAGCACCTAACATCAATCCTATTGTAAACTACATATTAGAAACCACTCTCCAACGGATTACCTGATGGTGCGTTCAATCCATATAATGTTGCATATACAATAACTGCATATACAACATAAAGTACTGTACAAGTAATAATAGGATCCAGATTCTTAATAATTGCTTTTTTAATTCTATTCATCATCATTTAAATATTTAAACTCTTTCATTAACTCATCCTTTGTTTTTTCAAACTCTGATTCGATTTGTTTCTGTACATCAATCTTAGTTTGTTTAAACCATTTCTTTTTGAACTTAGTAACTGCTTCACGATAACGTTTTTCATCACAGTCACACGACTGCCACCACTCTAAATCATGCAGCACTTTAACTAAATCTTTCATCATTTCATTTAATTGAGAATCGTACATTCTATTAACACATTCTTCTTCAACTCTGCAATACACATAGCTGTAACTTCCACCACTCATTAGTTAATCTCCTTTTCAATCTATAATCTTACTTCCGCAATTTGGACAGTATTTGGGTTTGTAACTATAAAAGAATTCTACTCTATTATCTTCGTCGCTTTTAACTCCTGTTTGGTGTACTGATATGAATCCACAATTAGAACATTTAAATACATCCCTTGAATCATATTCTAATTTGTTAGTGCAAGTTTCTTCTTCAAGCCAACCAAATTCTATGCATTGTTGGATGATCGCCATTAATTCATTTACCGATATGGCTTCTGTTGTTAATTTATTTCCTAGTACATCTTTAACTGCAATACGTCTAGATACTTTATCAAACGCAATATCTCGTGATGCAGTAGTATTTACGCATCCATACGTTATAAGAGTGTTTGGTGTTATTTTTTTTGTGAATCCTAACCTTCTAAACATTTCTTCAGCAGTCATATCCTTCTCCTAATTTACTAATAGCCAAATACTCAACATTTTGTTGACCTTCATACCAATCATTTAACCAACTTATAGTATCCTCGCAACCATTCCCTACAATGTATATTCCTGTTTCAAATTGCTCAATTACAAAACGATTAACATCTTGTAATTGCGTTCTATTCTGACTTCTAATCCACATCCTAGTACCCCTCTTTCAATCTTTGATAATTCACTTTGTTTTTGTCACAATATGCTTTGTGCACATCTTCAATCGTGAAACCTAAGTATTCAGTGATTGCGATTAGTCTTTCAAGCTTATTTGAGTTAATGCTCGTTAAATCTGCAAGTAAATAAATAATTCCAGTTTTAAAAACTTTAATTTCACAAAAATATGTTATAGCATTGTAAATCATTTGTTCTTCTGCTCTCAACTCCTCTTCACCACTATCGAAATGATTTTGATAACTTAAAACGAAATGCCAAATATCAACTAATTCTCCTAGAACTTTTTCTTCATCAACAGGTGCTTGAGATTTCTTCCACCAACACCAATCACCTTTTAATTCGTGCGTAAGTTCTCCAACTTCATCTAGAATTGCGAAGCCAAGATTTTTTTTGTCAATTTCAGTTAATCCGTATTCTTTCATAATTGCTTCATCTAGTTTAGCTTGCATTTGAAGCATTTCTTTGATTAATTTAATATCTTTACTTGTCATTTTTTCTCCTTTTATTCATCTATGAAATTTATGATATATGTTAATTCTTTCATTCTTTCTACAGCTTCTTCTTTAATGAATTGCAAAGTTGCTCTCTTTGCTACTTCAAAACTTTTAAACGGATGAAAAATGCTTATTGTTTCTCCAAAATACAATGTGAAATATACATAAAACAATTTTGGCTCACTCTCGTTAAGTTGGTGTTCTTCAATTGTTGCGATTGCTCTGTTTTCATTGTAGGCATCAGTCAATACAAGTCGTGTTATTTTTTGCCCGTCAAATCTATTTTTTTCCCATATTAATTTCATATTTTTCTCTTCAGCAACAACTTCAGAATTGTTATCTTCTGTTCTTCTATGTTTTACATGATCTTTACCGGTTAATAATCTATATAAACAAGCTTTTCCACCAAAGAAATCAAGATTTCTAGAATCAAGTTCCATTGATCGTACCTCTAAATCTTCATTAAAATACAGTGGGTTGCATTGTTTAAACTCACCATCCACATCAAATGCATCGTATGGTTCTAAACCATTTTCTTCCATGAATTTTTCAATAACTTTCAGTTCAATCATTCTATTTCCTCCAATTCCAATTCTTCACATATTTTTACGATTATAAATCCATTCCTTGAACGCTTTATTTTTCCTTTTTTCTGTTTGGAACACATGGATCTAAATGTATTGATTGTTGTTTCTAAAAACGATGCACATTCATCTTCTGTTCCAATACAAGCAGGAAGATCATCCTTGTATATTCCATATATTTTTCGTGCCATCAGTTCAACCTGTAATTCTTTCCAGGCTCTTTCTCAATTTCAAAGAAGAAACCATTGCACTTTTCAACAATTCGTCCAACTACCGCTTCATTTATATCAATCATTTCCTGGCTTGTTCTTTCGCAAGATATGATTGTCTGCATGTTGTTGTTATAGCGATAATCAATCAAATCAAAGATTGCTTTATCATCCAACCGATTGGCACTAGATTTGAACAAATCATCTAGATACAATATTTGAGCGTGTTTAGCACGTTCTAGAAGCGAATAATCAAAGTTGCTAATAGAATTGCTCAACTCAATGTATCTGACGTACAGAACACGTTTATTTTGTTCTAACAACCAATTACTGATTCCTGAACATAAATGTGTTTTCCCACATCCACTCTGCCCTAAAAACATCAACCAATTGCAAGGCATGTGTTCTGCAAAATTGTTTTTACAATCCTGGATGTAATTCACTGCCATTTTTTTGATTGCTTCTTGCCAAGGATCAGATGCAACGAAATCATTGATTCGTTTGTTCAACAAATCTTTTAAACCACTGTTCTTTTTGTTCTTCTCAATCCATTCACTGCGATAGCTTGATAGTTTCTCACAATCATTTCTTTTTGAACAGAACACCTTTGTTGGAGCCACCAAGTATTTCCCGTCATAATAAGCTGGCTTTTCCCAAATACCACAAGCGCCTGCTGCCATGCATTTATCACAATCACTTTGACAATGTTTGCTTTTAAGATATTTCTTATTTTCTTCATTTTGTTTTTGGATTATTTCACTAACTGACTGCATTACATCTTCATTCCTTTCGTGATTACAAAATTATTTGTTTTTTGTTTAGGTGCTACACTGTTCAGATAAATTTCAAACTTAGATCCAAACAACGTGTCAGGCCTTAGATACTTGTTCATCTCTGTATCGTTTACCCATTCAGAAGCTTTAACATCAATCACAAGCTTAAAGTCTTCTAACCTGAATCCTTCATTCCATCTAGCATGAATCTTATCTCTAGCAATACGATTACTGTGTTTGTAATTCTTTGAACATTTAGAATTCAAGTAGTCAATAATTTCAACATAAGGGATTGTTTCTGATGCTGATAAATCAGTGTCGTCGGAACTTTCTTTTATATTTCTTTTATTATTAACTGTGTATATAAATGTTTTATTAACTGTCTTACATTGGACAGATTTGTCTTTTGTACATTGGACAGATTTGTCTTTTGTACATTGGACAGATTCGGTAAATGCATTGGACAAATTTGACCAATCGATAGATAAAGCATTTTTTAACTTTTCACCCATATTTCCAAATGCATACCAGCTTGTTTGATTCCAAGGATTTTCATTGTAATTTCCTTTGATAATCAAATCTTCATCAACCATTTTTTGAAGTATTCTTTGTATCTTTTTTTCACTCCAGTATGGAAATAATTTTTTAAATCCTTTTGCAGAATTAAACGTCCAATATTTTCCATCATGATAGTTGTTCTCATTTGCTTCATTTTTGTTGATCCAAAAACAAAACATATCAAATACAACAGCAACTTCAATGCCGTATTTGTCGGCTATTGCTATTTCAAAACTGTGTTTCATTTTCTATCCTCAGAATAAAGATATTTCCTTTATTCTCTTTCTATTCCTTGTATTACTTTTAGGTAGAATCACAAGCTCATAAAGCCTTCCATCTACCTGATAAAAACGATATGCTGCGCCCATACAAGAAACATTTTTTCTTTGTACAAGAGCAGCTGTTATTCCATATTCTTCAAACATATAAACTGCATCAGGAACTACTTGTAGAACCTCATATGATGCATCTTGAACCTGAATAACATCACCTGTATTAACATTAGTAGCTTCTTTCATTTGTTTCTCCCGTCTTGTATAATTACCTCGAAAAGAGGTATATTTATATGAAATTTGATAATGATTTTTTAAATTTTGCTTTTAAATCGTGGCCTTATATAGTCGCGATAATTCCATCTTGTGTAGGTCTTCATAAGTCGATTAAAGTAGAGAAGATTATAGCTGCTAATAAGGAACTTGTTTCTATAATCCAAGCTCGTGCACCAATAACTCAAGAGCATTACAATCAATTATTAAGTGTTTTCTCTGATTATTTAGACAAAGCCGCTAGATACAATAAATCAGATGGGAACAATTTATTAAAAGAATATCGTGCTGCCTATTTAAAATCTCGAATGCTAATCCCTGACAAAGAACTACATGATAAAATGGATGAAGTTAATACGTATTTGTTAGATCAAAAAAAATCTAATATTAAATCTGAATTGGAATTCACTAACATGTTGGCTGATATATCTGACTCTTTCAGTCTCTTTCTAGATCAAATTGAAAGAAACGCATGACATAGTCCAAATGCACATGCATGTCCATAGAACCAAAATTTAAAATACTGAATTGCATGTCTTTTAATATCGTCTTTATAGTCATAGAATTTAGTTTCAATAAATTCTAAAATAAAAGCAATCATGATTGTTACCATCCATCCAACATCCACTGCAAATTTAACATCCATTCCATTCCCTACTTTCTTTTCGCATAACTCAATGATTCAAGATTTTGCTTTTTCATTTTCCTTGTTGTACGAACATAGATTCTTGTAGTTTCTAAACTAGAATGTCCAAGAATATCCGCAAGTTCTGCAATCGCATTTTCACCATTCTGCATCAAATACTGAATTGCAAACAAATGCCTAAATGCATGAGGATGTACTTTACCAAGCTTAATTCCTCTGCATTTACCAGCAATCATCTTTAAGTCTCTAGACAACACACGAGCGTTTACAGGACTTTCCTTATCAGAAGATGTAAATATACACCCTTCTTCAATTCTGTTGTCCTTGCAGTATTTAAGGAGCTCTCTGCGCAAGTCTGAACGTAGAATGATTCCTCTTCCTTTTCCTTTGTTCATAACATACACATTGTCATCCGTTACTGCTTCTACGGTAAAGAACTGTAGTTCACTCAAACGAATTCCCGTATACCCAAACACCTTCATGATCTCGTATAAGTCCATACGATTGATTTCACGAGCTTTTTTCAATAGTCTTTGAAATTCATTAGGCTCTAGAATATCATCCAAAGAATCATCTTTCTGGACTCTTACGTTCTTCAATAAATTCTTTGAATAATATTTCTTTAGCTTAAGAAAATTAAAATCATCATCTGAATCTATGATCTCTGCATATTTAATAAATTTATTAATGATCACAATATAGTTGTTTACTGTACTGATTTTATAATCGTGCAGCAGTTTATCTTTAACACCAACTATATCTGATTTTGTGATTTTACAATCAGGCAATGAGTTAACAAACAAAGTAGCAACATGCTTGTATTTACGAATGGTATTCTTACTTTTCTCATCCGCTGTTTCTTCTTCAATAAACCCGTCAATTTTTGTTTGTAACTCATCCTTAGTCATATTACTTAACTACCTGGATGATTGTTGTAGCCAACACCTTAGTAGATAAAAATACGCATACATTCAATGCAAGTAAAGCAATATTAATGAATGTACATGCAACTACATAATTCTTTGACTTAGGTTTCAAATTAATGAGATACTTGTCATCTAACTTATTAATCTCATAGTTATCGAAATCAGGAATTACCCAATTTTCTTTTTCTTCTTTTTCTTTTGTCATTTTATATCTCCTTATATAATAGTGATTGGAGGTGAAAAGAAATGTCTGATTTAGCAATTCAAATCCACAAATTTGTCCTAGCAAACAAATATGGTGAGTATGATACATGTAGCATAGAAAATGTTTCCAAAGCGTTCCCAGGCTATACAGAATATCAACTCGAAGATGCTCTTGATGAACTAGCAGACCGTGGATATATCAAATCAAACGGTCATTTTGACGCTACTGATTATTACACTTTCACAGTGTTGAAATAACCCAAGGCATTAGCACTCTTTAGAGTGCTTTTCTTTTTGCCTTACCCTTTCATGAATCGAATATGCTCTATCTTGATGATCTATTCTTTTCACCAAAATCCAATCCTTAGCCAAAATATCATTTGTTGTAATACCTGCCATACGAACAATACATCCTTTAAAAGGAATATAAGCTCCATAGCCATAAATAGCATTATCAAACGGCACTAAATAGCCATTTACAGTTGTGAGGAATGAATTCTTGCGTACCATTCCCATTTTTCTTTTCTTTGCCAACTTAGTGGCTTTCATAATATTCATTTTTTATTTCTCCTTTTAGAAACTGTGATATAATAATGATGTGGCTAATTTATACAGGGCTGCTGCCCTAGCACTCTTGTCCAAGAGTGCTTTTTATTTGTTCCTTCCAAATGTCATTAAGTGCACTTTTAGTCTCAGGAAAATACTCAACAAATAACGGAGTAGGAACTGCAAGAATCTTTCCAAGCATAGTGTCTCGATATGATCCTTCAAATATTTCACCCTTTTTATCTTTTTGTCTGCGTAGATTATGTAAAATCTTCCTGGCTTGTGTATCCTTTACAGGTAAAACCAGAAGTACATCCTTCACAGTTACGTACGCTTTCATTTCTTTTTGCTCTCCTTTCCGTTATGTTCATGTGTATAATTGATACGGAGGTATAACACATGAAATTACTAAATACTTTTAAATCACTACTCGATATCGCCAATAAAATTATTCCTAGTTTTAGAATCATACGTTTTAACTCAAAAGTAATTGATTATGAGTTACAAAATAAGACTACTTTGCTCTATATTCACCTTATAAACGATTCAAACTGTGATATAGAAATAAGAAACATTTCCATTGTCGATAACGATAAAGAATATCCTGTTCTCTTAGAACCGACCCTCATTAAAGTTGAAGGCGGTAAAGCTCAATATTCTTCTGCACTTCCTTTTCAAATGAATCCAAGGACGTCAAATTACGTTTATTTAATATTCCGTAATTATGAAGGAAGGTCTTTAGAGATTGATAATCTTCTCTCTTTGAAATTTCAAATAAATCGTAAGGAGTTAGTGATAAATCAATTCCTACCTCGTAAATCTTATTATCTGCATAATAAGCGGAGGTAATTACATTTCCTTTTTCCATAACATTCTCCATAAAATATAAAAAGCCCTGTGTAAACCTAAATAGTGGAATTTTACACAAGGCCTAAATTTACATTTGTTTTGTACGTATAAAACATGATATACTACTAGTGGCCTTGTGCCTTGATGATGATGTGAATTTGTCGCAAACAATGAAACACATCAACATCCGATTTTCTAGGGTTCGTGTTCGGTCGCCAAACTAAATCACGTTCCCTATTTTTATTTTACTTTGTTAATGAGCATTCTGACATATTCAGAACGGCTCATTTTTTCTTTTTTACAGAGTTCATCAAGTTTATTTAAAGTTGATTTATCAAACCGAATCTCTGTTCTAACATTTTTTGGTTCTCCTATTACAGGTCTTCCCATCTTAGACTTTGCGACTTCATTCATACCGCTCCTTTCCCAATGAACAACATACTTTTGTACGTTGATTTGTCGCACATATATAATGACATATGTACGTAGTTATGTCAAACGGATTATGGCGAAAATTTCCACTATTCAGTTTTCAAAGAACTATCGGACTCGGGATGTTTATCTGAGTCCGTTTCTGAGCCTTTTCTTTTGCTCTGAGTCAAAATACACGCGATATATCCTCGATCATACTCATTGATGTCGTATCCCATCTTTCCCAGTGTATCCAAAGCGTCTTTAGTGACATTTTCCTCATCAGTCATTACATCCCTCCTTTTAAAATACTTTTTGTATGCAACACATACATTATAAGTATGTGTTGCATACTATGTCAACTTTAAATTATTCAAATAATTTGTTTTTTTGTATACTCGACATACTTTTTAATGTATAATCACAGTGTAAGCAGTTAAGAGGTGAAAATTGTGGAAGAACATATAGGGTCGAGAATATATAAAATACGTAAACATTTAAATTTGAGTATGGAAAAATTTGGTAAACAAATAGGTATCTCAAAAGGTTCAATCAATAACATTGAAAAAGGAACTACCAACCCATCAAGTCAAACTATCAATTCTATATGTCGAGAGTTCAACGTTGACTATGTATGGTTAACTGAAGGTATTGGAGACGATATGTTCATTTCTATACCTGATTCAAAGATAGATCAACTAATCGAAGATTATGGATTAAAACCAGAAGATAAATGGCTTGTTCGAGGATACCTAGAAGCACCACCTGATATAAAAAAGCAAGTTGCAGATTATTTGTGGTCAATTGTAAATAGAGAACTAGCTAAAAGAGAAAAAGAAAAGAGTAACAAGAAATAACTGTTACTCTTTATTTACTATATGTTTACTGTATGTTTGCTGTATGTTTGCTATATGTTTACTAATAAAAAAGCTAGACTAAATCTAGCTTATGTACTAGAATGTAATTAATCGAATATAGATTGTACTACATCCAGTACTTCTTGAAGAATGTGTTCCGGGCATTCTTCTTTTTTTGTTACTTTTCGTGCTTTTAAGTCAAGGGTTTTTACATGTTCACATAGAACACATCCTGTAGTTTTCATTTTGGGGTCTAAAGGAATATGCATAGGAAAATCTTTTGTGTTATTTGTAATAGGACAAATAACATACAATCCCATGATTCTATTATAATCATCATTTGATATTATCAAGCATGGTCTGTCACCTGCTTGTTCATGACCTCTAACGGGGTCTAAATTTGTGAACACTATATCGCCTTGTTTGTAGCTCATTAAAAAATCTCCTTTCCAACTACTTCATCAGACCATATTTCTTCTTGCTGTGTTGGGCCTTCATAATTGGCAAATCGTTCGGCAATAGACATACGTCTTTTCTTGTTTGGTGTAAGTGTAATTGAATTGTTTTCTACTGTCATTTGTAGTTCATCGCCCGTTTTGAGTGACAGAAGTTCCATAACTGCCATAGGCAATCTTATCCCTTGACTGTTACCCCATTTTGTAATTTTTAAACTGCTGTTTGACATAATATACCTCCCATCTCCTCTAAAATAAGTATATACATTGTATATTTATATTGTCAACAAAAAAACGTCAATTATATTTGACGTTTTTTAAATTTGCGCGTAAATACCTATAGGTATTAGTGTTATTCATTTTTAGATAATAACAGCAGTCTTTGTGCATGATTATACAGAATTTGCAGATCATCCACGTTAAGTTTTTCTGCTAGGATAATTAATTTTTTTATCCATAAATCCCTTTCCATAAGATCATCCCTTTCCATTCATTTTCTATGAATAAAAAGAAAAACGTTTTCCTTATTTTAATATAATAAGTCTTAAATTTCATATGTCAATGTCTGTTTTGTATTAAATTGTACAAACATAATACTAAAATGTGCAAGTGGTTATATATCACATTTCCAGTCTCGAATTTTTTCGGGGGGGGGGTAGAATTTTTAATGTACTTTTGGTTATATTATTAACTAATTTTGTTTTGTAAATATTTATTAATATTTTTCATTTTTCATTACTCTTTTTAAAATGTGATGTTATTATTCATGTGTACATGATAAATATTTTAGGCTTTTTTCTATTTCCTCAAGAAAAGATTAGCAGAGAATGAAAAACAGATAGTGGTGTTGAGCAGCATACACTATCTGTTTTTCATTTTATATTCATTCATAACTTGTTTAATATCTTCACCAACTATATTCCAATCATTAGATAATGCTATATAGTCGTCATAAAACGATCTTGTTTTAATTTCAATTTTCGGAAATAAGTTTATACTTTTAATTCCTTTTATTACATAATCAATTATCTTCATACACACCTCTAACTATTATAATTTATTTGTTTTTAATTTATTGTATTTAGTTTCATTTATTGGATAAATCGTTTTAATCTTTAATATTGGCCCTGAACTTATTCTAACTGCAACTAGTACATTGTCTTCCATTTTCTTAACAATTTGTAAGCTGTTATTCTTTTTGTCCTCCGATATAAAATCTGGATTAGAAACAATCAATGATAAATCTCTGAAAACAATATCTAAAAACAAAGGATCAGTAAAATCTTCTCTGTGTCTTTCTATATGATTTATTCTGTCATCATACAAAGCAATAGTTTTATCTTTATATGATTCATCTAATCCAAACGTTTCTATGTATTCATCTGTTATTTTATATAACATCTTTTTTGATTTATTCATGATTATATCTCCCAAATATAAAGTAAAGGCCTTGTTGCATTAACAAGGCCTACAATTTGTGTATATGGTGGGGCGATAGTTCCCACATCTCATCAGAATTCACATTCCTACCCTTGACACTTTCGTGCGCGATAGCCATCTTTCTATCCTCACATACACAATCAGAATGTTTTCTTTCAGCCAATAGACCTATCCAGTTCGAGGTGAACACAAACAACCCTACGGAAGCTATAAGCACTATGCATGCTGGAACACAATACTTAATCATAGCTTAACAGAACCTAATCTGTGACAAACAAGATAGAGCAGCAAGCTTATCTTCATCCGTATATTACATTATTTGCTAGTGAATTTCAATCAAATTTCTCCTATTTTTGTACTTTTTTGTAACATTGTGTAATCTAATATCACTTTTTATAACAACTTATTCATCATATCTACAATGCTCTTGTCTTTTGTATCAAACCAGTGTGCATATGTATTGTGCAATGTTTCAACCGTGTCTCCTAAGCGCTTGGCTATATCAAAATCTGAGAATCCAGCTCCTGCCATGTTATTAATTAGGAATGATGCATGTGAATGTCTAAAATCATGAATTCTTATTTTAGGTAATCCATCATCTTTTTCTTTTGCCTTATTATATGCATCATCAAATCTTCTTTGTACTGTCTGAGGTGATATTGGTTTATAATATCCAAACACGAATTTATCTTTTGTGAAATCATCCCATTTAGAACATTCTAAAAACCATTCTCGAAGCATTTTAGACAATGTATTAGGCATTGTGATAGTTCTATAGCTATTGTTTGTTTTCGGTGGTGTAAGCCATTTATTAGGGTCTTTCTCTTTGTATCTGTATGTTTTGTTGATATCTATCGTTTGCTTCCTAAAATCAATGTCCTTCCATTGTAGAGCCATTGCTTCACCTTTTCGTAATCCCATATAGAATAAAACAGAATAAAAACATTTCATCATTTGTTCATCTACTTCTTCAATAAATAAATCAAAATCATATTGCTGCCATATTGTCATTTCTTCTTTTCTTTCATTCAATCTAAGATCACGTTTTACATATGTCATTGGATTGGTTGGAATGTATTCAGAAGTAACACCAAATTTATATAGCTTATTTAAAAAGAAATATATTCTTGATACGTATGCTTTTGAATATTTCTCATCAAATTTGTTGATCAAGTTTTGCATTTGTCTTTTATCTAGAAAATCAATATCTTTCATTTCCTTAGAAAGAACATTGTATAAATATTCATCTGATTTTAGCGTTGATTCTTTTACATACTTTTTATTATATTCTTTAAAAGCTTTATATAGTCTGTCAAAATTCATATCTGATGGAAGCATAAAGAAATCTTTCCTAAATTCAACCTCAGCTTTTTGTGCTTCCCATTTAGAATCAAAACCACGCTTACGATATCTCTTTATACATTTGCCATCTTTATATATTTTTCCAGCAAACATATATTTTCCTGTCTTCTTATCTAATTCCACTGCCATTTTTTGTGCCCTCTTATATGTCCATAATATGCAAAAAAGGGGTATAATTCAATATTTTAATATCAAATTATACCCCAATATACCCCAAGGCAAATAAAAAAGCCTTTAAATAAAGGCTTAAATTTCAATGGAGCAGATGAGGGGATTATATAAATACCTCATATCTATTGATATTTGATGTTATTTACATCGTTATCTACGTGTTTTGATAACACTTTGTTGTTTTGTACCCCAAAATGTACCTCACTGCTTCACGCAAGAAAGATAATACAGTATAAACTATATTATGTCAAACACTTTTTGAATTTTTTTATTGAACCTCAATCAATGGGCCACAGTTTACCCAAACTCCGCCAATCTTTGCAAGATTCTTTTTCACATTGACTTCATCCACACGAATACGTGTTACATATACAATTGCATTTGTGGTGTGTAACACATTGTCGTTATATCCGTCTGAGTTTGGCACTTTGTCGACCAATCGAATTGGAAACCAACCGCCTAATTGAGATAAGTAACAACATAAATCATCACCAATCTTTTTCAAGCCTTGGTTGCCAATTTTCATATGTACAGATGTAACATAGCTACCTTTATGCAAAATTTGGTCGATAGCTTCTGCGCTAGACTGTGTGGCGCCAACTGGCACATGAGGGTCTGTATCGATACCAGCATCATTAGTCCATCCAATCGCTACTCCATTACGATCAACACGATATGGATATTTTGTTCCTTTAATTACTCTACCAATGACACCTGACCAATCACCTTTTTTAACTGTAGAAGTTCCGTAGCAATTCACACTCAATGTGTTTGTACAGATAGGTAAATTAACTGAATATTTTTCTCCACTTGGAGTTGTAGGTTTTGGTGTTTCAACCTTTCCATCTAACTTTGCATTTACTTCATTAGCCAATTGTGGCATACGTGCTTCCAACCATGCTCCAGGGCATGATGTAGCCGCAAACATTTTGTGCATAGTCAATGATCCGCTAGAATTTCCTGTATAGTTCAATCTAAATCCATATCGTTTACAAATATCAACACATAGATTCACCAAGCTATCCCAAGTAGCTTGCGTCATTTCTCCAGTTGCGTTATTAATGTTTCCACATTCAATCGTAATTGATTGAGAATCATTCAACCAATTTGAACTTGTCCATGCAGCATTTTCTTCATCAACACTGCATGCAATGTCTCCATTAATTCCAATACAATAATTGGAAGATGCTTGACGAGTATTTCGTGCAAAATAATCTGCACATTGTTTACCACTCCATGCCGCAGCCATGTAGTGTGGAGTGATTTTACAAATCTTATATCCAAAACGACCATCATAATGTTGTGATGTTCTGTTACAATATGTTGCTAATCCGGAATACGACATTCTTCATCTACACCTTCTTCCTTGCCATTGCTTAATTCTTCTTTTGCTTCTTCTGATAGATTCTCATAATCTACTACTTTTTCTTCATCATTCATTATTATTCCTCCGGTACACTAATTTCAGGTAATCCGCCAATACTAGTCAGCAACGAGACGATGCCTGACAAAACCGCTGACGAAATTACAACTCGCCAATCAACGGCTTCCAATAATGCAGATGCTCCAATAACACCAACAGCAGTTTGAGCAATTGTCTTTAATGCTCTAATACTTGCGTAATAGCCATATTGAATCCACCATTCTTTACTATATTTTTTCATTTTCAAATACCTCCTATCCTAATGATAGTATTTAAATCGTTTGTACACTGTACAAAATAAAAGACCGTATTTAACGGCCTTATTGATACATATTAAACATGTCTCGTATATGTGTCTTAATCATTGTTTTTTCTTCATCTGAATCAACGCATCCATGAATCATAGTTACGATTTGTTGCATACATTTCATAGTCTTATCTAATTCACGATGAGACTTTTCCAAATCCATATCGCCTTTTGTACGCGAATATTCTTCTTTGAACGCTTTATATTTTTTCAAATGTTCTGCAAGCTTATAAACAATATCTTCTGTTTCTGGATCATGAATATTATATCCATCATTATCTTCTTTTAATCGGGCTACAGTTGAAACTCCATCTTTTCCTATCTCAATTTGATATTTATTTCTCATTGCTTCTATAGTTTCGATATCTTTGATATTATCCAAAGCTTGAGATAATGCATGGAAATAAGATTCTGCATATCCATATTTCTCTAACATGTTCACTGACTCATGCATTATCTTTTCATTAACTTCCATTGCTTTATGCATATATTTCACCTACGCAATCTTTTTAATGATAATGTTTGCATTTTGAACAGATAGATCTAAACCACTGTTATTTGCTAATGCAATTGTATAAGATGCACCACATGGAACTTGAATTAGAGTGTCTCCACTTACATTTCCATACGAACTTGCAGTTGCAACAGTATAAATAGATTGTGTTCCACCAATTGCTTCTCCGTTTAGTTCAAGCACTAAAGAAGCTTGTCCTGCCACTGCACTCGTAATATCCGCAGTATAAGTTACTTCATAGATACCTGGCTTTGTTAGTGTAAACAATCCACTTCCTAGATCATGTGCCAACCATCCTTTACATGGACACTGGCAGGATTTTGATCTTACACGATCTGTAGGAAACAATACATTATTTGAATTATCGACTGTCTGAACAGTCGTAGCAATACTATTAATCATTTATTTTATCCTCCTATTAAAATAGGGATAGCCTTTCGACTATCCCGTTAAATCCAAAGGCAATTGCCTAATCACATATGTGCTAGATTATAAGTTGTTGTAGCCATTACATCCACATCCGTTGTTGTAAGCGTAATATGGTGAACATGTAATGTAAGCTGGTTTTGGTGTTGGTTGCAAAGTACTAATGATATTTGCTGATTGTGCCTGTTGACTTAATTGGAAATTAGCTGTCAATAAATCACGGTCACGAGCAGCTAAACGATCACGTAATTCTTGCATAGTGTTTGCATTGATCAACGCACGTGTAGCTTCACCTTCTGAATGAATTGCTGTTGTAATGTCACAAGTATTTTTGAAACTTTGAGCATTTACATTGTCAATTGCTCGTTGAGTGTTGCAGCAGCATTCTTGTTGCTGAGCTTGCAAGTTTTGAAGTCCTAACTGATTTTCATAGCGACTTTCTAATACATCACGTTGAGTTTGACAACCTGTTTGAGATACATTTGTGTTTGTGTTAAAAATGTCTCGTTTAATGAATTCTTCATTTAATAAAGAATCGTTTGCTAGGTTTCCGTTGCCATATCCTCCATATCCTCCATATCCAAATAATACGAAGATTAGCAAGATCCAAATCCACCATCCTCCGCCGTTTCCAAAGCCGTCATCTCTTTCAGCTAAGTTGTAAGTTGGTTGAATTCCCATTCCATTTTCCATCATATATGTTCTCCTTTCTTTCTATAATAACGGTTTATCCGTTGTTACCTGATTCCGAATTGTTTTGCCATTTGTTGAAGTTGTTGCTTTTGTTGTGGATTTAAATTACCCATCATCTGATTTAAAATCATTTGTGGATTTTGGCCACTGTTCATAAGCATTTGAAATTGTTGAAATGCTTGTGGATTTTTCTGTGATAGCATATTCATTAACATTTGTTGGGGATTTCTCATATTCATCATATTCATTGGATTCATATTACCCATAATACTTTTTAAAGGATTCATTTTGTTTGTGCTCCTTTCTTTGGCTGTTCATTAGCTTGTTTTGGTGGTTTGCTTAATGCACATATCAAATCATCTAATTTCTTTTCGATTCCATTTACACGATTTTCAATACTGTTAGAATTATCTTCTGTGATTTCTTCAAATTTGAACTTTTTAAATGTTCCATCTAAAGATTTCATATAAAAAATAGATTTATTGTTATCAAATAAAATCGTTGGTAAATTTGCATTCGCAAAGTTTCTAGCTTCCTGCTCATCGTTCACCCATTTTCCATTAAAATCAAAATTACCTTGTTGTTGTGGTGTAATCTGATTATTAATATTGATAGGTGGAATATTTGCATACTGTTGTACTTGCTGAATTTGTTGATCTATCATTTGCCTTTGCTGCATCAAGCTGTCAATTCGTGCTTGTGCTGGATTATAATTGTTATACATTTCAACCACCTCTTTACGATTTAATTATATGTTTACGTAATAAATAATTTAATACTCGAATAATACTCATAAAATACCCAAAATAAAATGAGCAACCATTATAGATTGCTCACATATTTATCGAACATTTTTCTTGCTTTGCATACTCTGTTCCTTATGGTTTGTACTTCCATATGTAATGCATCTGCAATTTCGGTACATGACATGTCATATACGTATCTCATAATCAAAACCTGTTCATATTTCTTTCTTAATCCAACAGACTTGATAAGTATTAATGCATCATTAGGACGTATCTCTTTTAATCTGTTAGCTTTGTTAATATAAACCACCGCCTTAATTAAATTCGTTGGTTTGAATTAGCTTCGCAAGAACAATTATTCACATGATCATCTTTCCAATAACCACGACAAACAATAGTAGAATAAAGAACAATAATCACTAAAACCAATACTGTAATAATCGTTCTACTTGTTTTATAGTTTCGATCAATTAATTTTGAACAAAAACCATAAATGTTATCTACTTTTTCTTCTACATTTTGAAGTTTCTTGTTTGCATCTTTAATATCCATTTTTATTACGTTCCTCCAACGCTTCTACACGATTAAACAAAGTTTTTATTTGTTGTTTTAGTTCTGAAAGCTCCACTTCCATTGAATTGCTTCCTTTTTTTATTTCTGAAATTGAATCTTTAATATCACCTAAATCCGATTTAATATGTTCCAATTCATTCTTCAAAAATGCCATATTGGATATTTGCTCTCCATCCATCTTGCGGGTGCCACGATTATACGTAATAAATGCAATTACAAGCATGCATGCAGAAATAATAACACTAAGATATTCACCGCTCATAGAAACACCACCTATTTATTAACGATAGAATTTTTTTGTTCTACACTAATCCATCCAATAGAAGCAAAAATTTCTAAATCATTATTTGTAAATAAACCTAATTCATAATACGATTTGATTAATTCATAACTCATACTACTTCACCCCATTCAATTGAGCTTTTAATTGAGCGATCTGTAACATTAATTGTGCATTAATCTTATCTTGCTCAGTTGGTACTGCTTTTGGTTCTGTGATTGTCGGCTTATCTTCTTCTGCAACCTCAACCACTTTGCCTTCTACAAATCTATAATTGTATCGACCTTTTTCATCAACTAATCCTTTTTCTAGATACTGGCTTTGTGCATGTGCGTATTTATCTCCTTGTCCCTTATCAATCTCTGTCATTGTGTCCATTTCTTCTTGTGATAAAAAAATTTCTGAATTAATAGATGTAATGTTATTTTCTGAATCTTTATTAATATATACTCTTGCCATGTCTACTTCTCCTATTCATCATCATAAATTTCTGCGTCTAATTCTATAGTTCCGCCTACGTTGCAATTTCCAATCTTGCTTGTCACAGCTTGAATAAGCAATGTAAGATCTTTCACGGTAGTGTTTAATGAAACAACGGCTTTTGATAAACCGGAGTTAGAAGTATTTGCAAAGTTTACTGTTGGTTTAATTCGCATGCTTGGAATTGTGTCTGAGAATATGTATGTAAAGCTTGCACTACCGGAATAGAATACATAATAGTAATATCTTTTAATGTAATATCTCTGACACTTAATTAATTCATCTGCATAACTTGGAGCAACAAATGTTGTTGCTACTTTACCTTTTTCCAATTTAATCCATTCAATTGTGCATGCTCCATTCTGTGATGTAGTACCAAATCTGATAATACTTAATGGAGCACTTGAACCATCAAGTGTTAATGTATGGATTCCGTTTGTTTTGATTTCTTTTTTTCCAATAAGCGCGTTTTCGCCTAGAAGGCTAGTACCTCCTTCTTTCATAGCTTCAAGTCTAAACGAACCTACAATAGAAGATACTTTTACTGATATTGTAAATTCTTCATCTAATTCATTTTCTAAGATTTGGCTTATGTAATTCTCTAAAGTTCCTAAAGAATTGGTTGTTGTGCTTCCGCCTGTATAGCTTATCCCATTACCTAATTGCTTTACTGTTGTATTATAAATTTTCCATCTATCAAATGAATAATCTGTTTCGTTGTACGCTGTAAACCCACGTTGATTTACTTTGAAATCCGGATTAATCAATAAATTCGGATTACTGAATTTAGTTCCTAAATAGTCTGCTAATTGTGTTAATGTACCTTTTTTTAGTCCAAATCCATTATGTACGGGTAATAAACTTGTATCCGTGAAGTTATACAATGCATTTAATTCCGTAACTTGTTTTCCTGCCATGTTATTCCTCCTTGAATTTTATTCTGCAAATTCAATCAATCCGTTTTTCTGTTCTTCTGTGATTTTATTTTTTTTATAAGCTTGATTAACTAAGAAAATGAAACTGTCTTTGTCATATTTTCCTTCGATAACTCTTTTCTTTTGGTTATTCAAAATCCTGTACATGAGTTGTTTCCTCCTCTTCTTCCGGTAGTTCGATTCCTGCCATACATGCTACATACTGAGTGATGAATTTCTGATTTTCTAATTCATCTGAATTGGTTTGAATTTGGCTTGCTTGGTATTCTTCTTGAGCTTGTCTTTCAATTGTAGTGTCTAATTGTTTTATTTTCATTTTGTAAGTTCCTTTCTATGCAATACATACAAGTGGAGCGAACGCAAACGGGCTAGAAACGACACCAAAATAGGTGATATTTCCTAAAGCATTTATAATCCACGTATAACAAGTGCTATTATCGTGAGTTGAACGTAAGCGGACGTTCTGTGAATTTGTTTTGTCAGCAACGGAATACTCAACCATATTTGGATAATCTTTCAACCATTCACAAGGTGTTGTACGTCCGCTTCTTCTTTTCCAATAGGTGTGTTCATTACCTTCACCACTAGTTTGTGGTTTGACATACATTTGTGATAGCGAAGGTAACGTAACATAATCATATGTGATATCCTCTGCGCTTTTATCATTTACAGTATTGGCATAAGTAACGACTTTTACTTTTTTTAAGCAATTTAGCATTTCTTCAGGCATACCACAAAGGAATCCATCTTTAGTAGCTAATTGGTCAGGACAAATATCCCATTGGTCTTGTGGAGTCCACCATTGTCCTTTAGGTTTGCTTGAATTTAACCACTGGCGTAATGCGGATGTTTTCCATCTGTTCCATCCGTATGCAGCTTCTTGTATCGAATTTAAGTTTCCGCTTCTTTCTTGATATGGAATCGTTCCGATATTTGTTCCACCACTACCGACTGTAACATTCACTGTTTCGTTCAACGTAATTCCTTTCGCTCCGTACGAATAAACCTTCCAATTTGATGGCGATTGGTCTGGTGCTTCGTACAATCCGGCTAATCTACCACCTTTTTCAACAGGCTTTGTTAATGTAAATTGGTAATTGATTCCTGTTTTAACATTATTTCCCCACGATTGTGCGAAGTCAAAATGATATGTTCCTGCACTTAGTCCATCCGGACATACAAGGAATGCTCTCTGATGCGAAAATTGAATACCAAAAGGCAAAGTATAGTGTGTTTGTAGCCACATCCCCGGTACAATTTCTCCATCCTCTAACGTTACATCTTCAAAGTGGTTAACTTGCCAAGGCATGTCGTATTCCTTTTGTTCTGCGGTATCTGTCCATTTCTCGATTAATTGCGTACCGATTGCGAACGCTTTTTCTCCTGCTCCATCTGCAACGATTGTCTGTACACTGTTCCAATCCATATTGGAATGAGCAATATTTGTCTGTGCAATAACAGATAAAGCTTTTGCAATTTCTTGTCCTGTATCATCTGTCATCAATTTAATTTGTGCCATTAATTTACCTCCTGTACGATATATCCATCTTCATCTACCGACAATCCTAATGAATCAAAGCTATCTTTTAATTTACCTAAAGTCACATGTATACCAGTTATTTCCGCTTTAATTTGCTTTAATTCAATGTTGTCCGAATCTCCCATGTTGTCACTGTCACCGTTTAAGTCTTGATCACCATCAACTTTATATTGCCAATCTGCTTGTAATGTGTTGTTTTCTTCATCTATTAATTCAAAATCTCTATCAATTAATAGTGGAGTGTAAAAGTTATTATCAAGTATCATTTCCATAATATTCGAAATCTGTATTCTTACCGCGTTACCTGCTGTTGGATATATTTTTCCATCATAACCAATGCGTATATCTGTAACCTCTGTATTCGAACCTGGTAAATTTCCTGAATCGAATAATTGATCTATTCTAGATTTTAAAACATTTAAATCCTCAAAGCGTATGCCGTACTTGGAAATCAAATCATTTAATTCTTCAATCCCTGAATCTTTTATATTTGTAATTGTTGTCATCCCTGTATCACGTGCTTCTCCTATGTCCTCTATTGCTTGGTTACACTTTTCAGATACAAGTAAAAGCAACATTGCAATTTCATCTCGTTCATTTTGATCTAATGAAGCAGATTTTGAATATATACTTTCAGGAGTAACAACTCTTGATAATGTAGTAGACCATCTTTTTTGAATAATTCCATCATCATCTACAACAACTGCACTAACAACAAAATAGAGATCACCTTTATTCTTCAATGCGTTATTCGGAACAATCCAAGAGAATTCACATGTATCATAATAAGTAACCTTATCTACAGCCAAAGACGATCCAATAATTCCTTTTGAGTCTCTGTAATTTATACGAATCAAAGCATCTTCCATCTTAAATACTTCTGATACTTCATTCATAACCTTAAATTTTACATATTTAGAATCCTTATCATATTGAACACCAAATACATTTTCAGAATCAGGAATATAAATCTCACGAGTTCGTGCATCAATAACAAGTGTCTCGTTATCTACACCTGCATATGTATCTAGGTCAAAACTAAGGGTTGCATTTAACTTTGCCATTTTATATACTCCTAACTACTAAAGTTCCTGAAAGTGGTGTATCATGAATTCCATTTGTTTCTACAGTGATCATCCACGTATATATTCCTTCCACAAGATCATCTGATGGACATTTAATTTTCAAATCCTCTTTGATATCTACACACTCTATAACGTTTGAATTTTTCATAATTACAAATTGAACCTTATCATTATTACCGGGTATAAACGTATTACCACTTTTAAAATTAAAAGAAACATCAGTGATAATCGTATCTCCTTTATTTATTGTGATTTGTTTATTTTTTATTTCCATATACGCTCCTTTCTATTTATACAAAATTGCTCTTTTCCATTCCAATCCATCAAAAACAAATAATCTGCATAACTGATAGTTACTTCCATTCTGTGTAACTGCCAATGAATATCCGCGATTCCATCTTGAACCATCAAACTGCCATACTTCCATATAAGTAAACGTTGTATTGAATTTAACATTAACCCATGAAGATGTTCTATCTAATGAATCTGTTATAAATACCTGAATTGTTTTTTCTGTATTCTTTGGAATAGAAGATAGCGTAAATAATCTAGAGTTAACTGTATTTTGACTTGATCCATCCTTATATGTAACAGATTTAACATGCCCATCATCCGATGTGTGTACCGTGAATTTTACATCATCTGTATTTCCACTACCTTTGATAACTTCAAAATCCACATATGTTACATATACAGCTGCATAATTTTCTAGTGTAGTGGCTTTTAATACAGTTTGTGCTAATCTATTTCCACTGCAATCAGCCATAAATAGTTCTATATTAAATTCATATTGTGTTTTCTGAGTAAGACCTGTAAATGAATAATTTCCATTTAAATCATTACTTACAAATTCTCCGTCATTATCAGAATATAAACGCAATGTATATAAGTTATATGGATTTGTTTTTAATTTTCCAAAAACGGAAATGTTATTGTTTCCTACGTATGATATCCATGCATCATATGACGGCAACTCAATCAAAGATGTAGTCAATTTTGCTTTTCCTGATAAATTAGGCCATCCCTGACAACTTGCATCCCATTCAAAAGACCGTTGTCTATTGCAATACATTGGCTCATTAATTTGTCCTAGATAATACCATCCTGAATCTGTTATATAGCTTGTATCCCACCTTGAAATAGTTTTAGACAGTCCTCCAAGTCTAACAACGTTGGTTGCTTGAATTTTGAAGTTTCCAGTAAATTTAAACCATACATCAGCTTTAAATCTTAAATTAGGATATGACCCTTTGTATTTCTCATTATAAGATTCAAATGTAAGTATTAAATTTTTATCATATGGTAATCTTGCTAAAACAGTCATACTCTATCCCTCATATTTGATATAAATATCTCCAGCTTTATCGGTAGCTTGTACAGTAGGATCTGTAGTGCCACTACGAACATTTACAGTAAGTTTTAACTGATTATCCAATTGTTTTTGATAGCCTTCCAATGTCTTAACAGTTGTTTTTGCCTTTGCAATCGCATCTAAAAGATTTTTAAAATCTTCTGTTGAATCAATGCCACTATCTAGTGCAAAATTTTTTACAACTTTAATCTTGAATGAGAAGGAAGTTACAAATGTATTATCTGAACTCAATACGATTTCAGCATTCACAACGCCTACCTCAGCTAGAATATTCGCAAATGTTTCTGTGTCTGAGAATGTAATTTCATATGCATTCGAATTTTCAAATTGTGTAACACTAGTCGCATCCACACTTACGTTCAATCCACTAGGCTTTTCAATCCACAACGTAGCCGTTAATGATGAATCAGGTTCTGATGATTCATCCACAATAACATCATCACTAGCAAATACAATAAGACCTCTCCCTGTATCTCCTTGAATCATTTCAAGTGTTAAATTCGGATTTTCATTTGTAAGACTTACAGTTAAATGACTATATACAATTGCCATGTTATACCTCGCTTTCTAATACAAGATCTAAATCTTCAGGAAGTTCAGTGATTAAGTTATAGGTCAATTTATTTAAATAAAATTTTTCCCTTTTACCAAACTCAGTTTCTACATAAATTGAATCATTTAATTTCAATGTCTGTGCATCAGGCACATTGGATGAAAATAATTCTTCAAATTTAATAGACGTTTCTGTTTTCGGCTTTTGTAGTTCTTTCTCCAAAGATTTTTTTGCCTGTATTCTAAGATAGCTAATTAAATTTGCTTCATTTCTAAACACGCCCAGTGTTGTTTTTTTAGCTTCTGAATCGTCTTCCATTAACTTGATATTAGAATATTCTTTCACATCAATTCTATGAATCTCATCTGTATACCAATTGCTCGCTTTAACGATTTCGTTGTTTGGTAAAATTCGCCCGTTGTATGCTTTTGGAATTATTCCTGTTACGACATCTTCCATCGACTTCTTTTTTGTGTATTCAGACATTTCTTTATTGCTTATGAAAAATTCATTTGGCTTCAAACCGGAAGCATAATAATTTGAATTTCCAAAATAACAATCATAATTATTGAACATAGCAACAAATCTATTACTTTCACATTCAGGCCATCTGTTCATCATGGAATTGTCTTCCTCCCCAAATAAACATTGAATCAGATTATATCTAACCCAATATGCAGTTTGCGTAGAATCCACATCTTCCAATGTCCATTTGCAAATATTTCCTATATTTCTATCTGCAACGATAACTTTATTTTCATTTCCAACACTTGTTAAATTAGGATAGATTCCATAATATACATTTTTTAATGGCGCAATTTCATAACTAGATCCATTTTTGATGAACCACCATTGCTCAGAACTGTCGGATGGTCTTTCAGATAAACTACCTAGAACAACCTTTTCTGAATCCAATTTCAACCATCTACATGAACATAGTGATAAAATTCCATATATGTCTCCATATATGCCTGACCCTACTTTTTTTAGCATAAATGTTTGAGCGGCGGTTCTATTTATTTGATGTGTCTGTAGCTGCAACAATACATTTTCACTTGCATTTGGAACCTCTAAGCAATATTCATTGCTTAGAGCATTACGGAAATATACAATTTTTCCATCCTCTGCATATATATTTGTATAGTTCACATATTTTCTACGTCCATGGATTTTATAAGGATAATTAGAATGAGAATTTGTGATAATGTCATTTGCGGTGTGTATCGCATCTTCCCACGTACCACTCATAGTACGATCATCAAACACAAACACTTCTTTTTGAGAATCAAAGAACACATGTGTTGCATAGCATGTATATGTATCGCTTTGTTTGTTGTATTTTGGATACACAA